TAGCAACAGCATCAGAATCAGGAAATTATGTGATTCCTGAGGAGTACGCACCTGAAAACAATATGCATTGGACAACGTGTGAATACAAAACAATCTATGAATCACAAGGTGGGTCAGCAATAAATAAGCAACTTAGATTTGTTAATCATTCTATGGTTAATAATGTTATCTCTGTTGAAGCAAACTATTATGGAGGAACAGGAACAGGGTATGTTGAGCCGTGGACGATTGACAGTACAAACATCTATTGGTTTTTAGATTGATTTTATTAGGTTTTAAATATATGTTATAATTAATAATAAGGAGGTGAATAGAGATGTGGAAAAGAAAATTAACGAGTAGAAAAATGTGGATAAGCGTTGCATCATTCGTTTCACTGATTATTATAGCCGTAGGTTACAGTGAGAATGTAGCAACAGAAGTATCTGCGATTATTATGGCAGGAGCGTCAATGATTAGTTATGTAATTGGCGAAGGATTGGTTGATTATAGCAACAAAGGAGGAGAAGATAATGATAAGTAAATTGGCAAAGATTTTGATTCCTAGCCCTAACAGATATTCTCCTAGAGCGTATGAGTTATCAAGAATATCAATTCACTGTATGGCAGGCAATTTGACAGTCAAAAGATGTGGTGAATTGTTTGCAAATCCTGACAGAGAAGCATCTTCAAATTACGGTATAGGCTCGAACGGTGATTGTGCTTGTTATGTAGATGAAAAAGACGGCTCTTGGTGTACATCTAATAGGGATAATGATATGCGTGCTATTACCATTGAAGTTGCTAACGACGGTGACGAAAAAACAGGGTGGCACGTTTCAGACAAAGCAATGAACACTTTGATTGACTTGTTAGTAGATATCTGTAAACGAAATAACAAAGATACCCTTGTTTGGTTCGGTGACAAGGAAAAATCACTTGCATATAAACCAAAGAAAAATGAATTGCTTTTAACCGTTCATAGATGGTTTGCTAACAAAGAATGTCCTGGAGAATACTTATATAATAAGCATCCTGAAATCGTTGGGAAGGTTAATAGGATTTTAGGGGCAAAAAGCACACAGAACAAGATTAAAGCAAAAAGTTATAAGGTTAAAATAACAGCCGATACACTTAATGTCCGTAAAGGTGCAGGAACGAAGTATGCAATCGCTACCAAAGTGAAGAAAAATGAAGTATATACCATTGTAGACGAAAAGTCTGTTAGTGGAACGAAATGGGGTAAACTCAAGAGCGGAGCAGGTTGGATTAGTTTGAAATATACTAAAAAGATATAACAGGAGATATGATGCGGGTGGAAACAGAAATTATTGTGGCAATTATAACAGTAGCAGGAACTATTGGAGGAGTTTGGTTACAGAATAACCGTCATATGGAATCTATAACTAATCTAATTGAGTATCGTTTGAAACAGTTGGAGATAAAACAGGATAAACATAATCAAGTTATAGATAGAGTGTACGCATTAGAAAAGGCTGTTAATGTATTGGAGGAAAGACAAAAAGTCGCTAATAATCGAATAGAAGATTTAGAGAAGGAGGAATCCAAATGAACGAAAACAGCCTAGCACTCGAACTGTTGAAACAGGTTAAATCCGATTCACGAAAATGGTTCATCGCATTCATAACCACGCTTATATTATTCTTCATTTCTAATTTAGTGTGGTTATACGCTTGGACTATGCCTTCGGATAGTTATAGCACATATGACGAAGAAACTTATGATGTAGACGCAGGTGACGGCGGAAATGCCGTTTATAATGATGAGGGTGAGGTGAACATTGATGGCGAGAATTAAAGTGACGAAAAGGCGTATAACAACGCACACAGTTAGACGAAATGTACCTAGAAGTAGGCGTAGCACTCGGAGGCGTAGATGAAAATAGCAGATTTCACTCAACCCGAGATTGATTATCTTTTGGCTCATTGCAATTTCGTAAATTTAGAATTGCCTGTATTTATTGGCAGAAGTCAAGGAAAGACACTTGAAACGATTGCTGAAGAATTGCATATATCTGTAGACTATGCAAGAAAATTGAGCCAAAAGGTAAACAGGAAGATTATCAGGATTCTTTAATCCTGTTATCTTATACATACATCTTTTATATTTTTTATAATTACTTCCTTTGAGAGGCGTGTTAAATTGTACATTTTTAGTACATTTAACACGTTTCTTTTTTATTTTAAAATAAAAAATAACAACGGAGGAAATTATATGAATCGGAACACCTTAAATCAAATAATTAAAAATGAAAGTATCGCAGATATACCCTTAATTTACGTTATACGCATTATTCTCGCCGTTATGGAGGTTGACGATGTATAAACCTTATAACGAAAATTCGTGCGGTTTAAGGGTGGGAGATTGCGTTATAAGGGCGGTTAGTTTATTAACGAATAAGAGTTGGGACGAAACCTATGTTGATTTAGCATTTCAGGGATTTAAGATGTGTGATATGCCATCCTCGAATTCCGTGTGGGGACAATACTTAATAGACAATGGTTATTCACTTATTCCGATTCAACCTATAACTGTTCAGGAGTTCTGTGAACAGCACACACAGGGGACATATCTTTTAGCCACAGGTTCGCACGTCGTAACAGTCAAAGACGGCGATTATTTTGATTCTTGGGATTCAGGAAATGAATTAATAATCTATTATTTCACAAAGGAGGAATAACAATGGCTTATCCTTATTTTCCAAATAACAACTATATGAATAACTATCAGCAACCTATTATTCCACAGCCGAACAATCAGGTGAACAATAGTGGGATTATATGGGTGCAAGGTGAGGCAGGTGCGAAATCTTATTTAGTAGCACCAAACACAACTGTCCAGTTGTGGGATAGCGAAGCAGAGACAATTTATGTGAAGTCAGCAGACGCTTCGGGTATGCCTAGCATTAAGATTTTAGACTATAAGATTAGAGGTGCTGAAAATAACGCAAAAAATACGCCTATTTCGGCTTATGCTACAAAAGAGGATATAACTATGCTTGAGCAAGAAATAAGCGATTTACGGGCGGAATTTAAAGCGAAAACAACTACATCTCGCAAAACATTAAAGCGTGAGGAGGATAGTAATGAATAATCCGATGCAGATGATAAGTCAAATAAAGAATAATCCGATGCAGTTTATAGCACAAAGGGGGTTCAATCTTCCACAAAACATAGGAAACGACCCTAATAAGATAATTGAGCATTTAATGCGAACGGGGCAGATATCACAGCAACAGTATGATAACGCTGTTAGAATGGCTCAACAATTTAATAAGCGATAATTCTGCAGAATTATATAAATTTATTAACCGACTATTATAGTCGCTGACCGCAAAAAGTTAAGCGGTAGAAAGGAGAACATTATGGCATTAACAGACGAAAATATGGTGATGCCCGTATCGCCTATGTATGGCGGTGGCAACGGTTTCGGCAACGGTTTCGGAGGAGATTGGGGATGGATTATCCTTCTACTTCTTTGTGCAGGTGGCGGATGGGGAAATGGATTCGGCGGATTTGGAGGTGGCTTCAATAACGCTTTAGGATACGATTTTCCGTGGTTACTTAACGGACAGAACGGCATTAATGCGAACACAAATGAAGGATTCTATAATCTCGCAACACAGAACGCCATCGGTGCAGTTCAGAGCAGTTTAGGTGATATTCAGACGCAGTTATGTGGTGGATTCGCTGACGTTACTGCAACAGTAAACAATGGATTCGCACAGGCTGAAATCGCAAACAATTCTAGACAGATGGCTAATATGCAACAGGCATTCAATTCACAGGTAGCCGTAACAGGTGCAATCAACGATGTTCAGGCTCAGTTGGCTCAGTGCTGTTGTGACAACCGTTTAGCAACTTGTCAGACGCAGAATATCGTTCAGAATGAAGGGAATGCGACAAGATTTGCTGATGCTAATAACACAAGAGATATCATTGAGAATGCTAACAGAAATAATCAGGCGATACTCGACAAGTTATGTGCATTGGAAATCGATGCAAAGAACGATAGAATTAGTGAACTTGAAAGACAACTTACAATGGCTAATCTTTCCGCTTCACAGGTTGCACAGACTTCAAGAATATTAGCAGATAATCAGGCTCAGACCACAGCGTTAGAACAGTATCTCAATCCTGTTCCAATCCCTGCATATGTTGTGCAGAATCCTAACTGTTGCGGAAATTCCTGCGGTTGTTCTACAGGCTGTGGCAGTTTCTAGGAAGTAGGTGATTCTTATGGCTGAATATTTAGCGAATGCGGTGCAGGCTGTTTCATTGAATGCACCCATAATCTTTAGTGCTTCTATTCCTTGTACCAAAGGATATGTATATCACGAGGACGAAACGGGAATTTTTACTCTGCGAGGAATCACGAATAACTGTTTTGCAAGATATCAAGTAACATTTAATGGAAATATATCTATTCCTGAAGGCGGTGCAGTAACACCCGTCGCACTTGCGGTTACTGTTTCAGGAGAGCCTAGATTGACTTCTAGAGCAATCTTCACACCGCAGGCAGTAGATGAATATGGTAATGTAACAAGTACAGCACTAATCACAGTTCCGAGAGGATGTTGCTTCAATATAGCAGTTGAATATGTAGATGCTACGACGGATAATCCTGCCATAACTCCTACACCTTCAATCAACGTTCAGAATGCAAATCTTGTTATAAACAGAGTAGCCTAGAAAGGAGGTATATTATGCACGAAATGATGGAATTAAAAGAGATGCTTTGTGATGAACTTGAAAAGATTACAAAGCAGGGAAAGATATCCGCTGGCATTTTAGACACTGTGGATAAATTAACTCACTCTATCAAATCAATAGAAACCATTATGGCGATGGATGAGGCAGGCTATTCCAACAGAATGTCATACGACGGCGATAGTTATGCTGACAGTTATAGAGGCGATAGTTATAGAGACAGTTATAGGGGTGACGGAAGTTACAGAATTAGAAAAGACGGAAGACGTGACCAAAGATATAACTACTCAAGAGATTCATATGAGCGTGGCTATTCTAGAGATTTAAAAGAAGATTTAGAAGGGCTTATGCACAAAGTAGGCAACGAAGAAGAAAAGCGTATGATTAAGAAATGGATACAGCAGTTAGATGATTAATTTAAAAGAAATAGAAGATACAATCGAAGAACTTGAGAATGGGAAGATAACTCTAAACACCTGCAATGATTTAGCAAATCTATATATCATCAAGGAACATTTAGAGCAGGAAGATTTATTGCCTGATACCACTATGGACAATGATTTGACAGATATTCAGAGTATGTTAGTTCGTTATATGATGGATAGAGATATTGTGGTGTTGAATATAATGCTAAACACTATTTCGAAGATGTTAAGTGAATTATATCACACCTGCGAAACCGCAAATGAGCGATTGGAATTCAGAGATTTTATAGATAATATCAACTGCATTATTTCATAGGCTTTACGGAGAGGGAATTTAGGTTCCCTCTCTTTTTTTGAAAAAATTAAAAAAAATGTGTTTTGGGGGTTGCGGTTTATATTTTTATGTGTTACAATAAAGACAGTTAAACAAGGGCTAAACTAAGTGAAGCAGTAAACGCCTAGATGGTTGAATCAATCGGGCAGGCGTTGAAAAGTAACAAGATAGCCTAAACAAAACAACAAACAAGGAGGATAAAGATATGTTCGACAGATTATATGCAAAGTATGACGCATTAGTAGAAGCCTACGAGGAAGCAGAAGAGTATAACGACAAGGAAATGATGAAACAAATAATGAAAGAAATCGTAGAGATTCAGTGCATTTTACAGACAGAGTTCTTTTAATAAAGGAGGATTAGATATGAAATTTAGTATACACCGAAATACAATAGATACCCATAAATCATCAAGCGGGAAAGCAATATACTTCAATACATCATATGCGGGATTTAATACAGGCAGAAGTGTTGTGTGGTTTCCTATTAGCCAACTAAAATTTCACAAAGATGAAAATGAGTGCGGGTGGAGTACATTAGAGATTCCTGATTGGTTACTAAAGAGCAAGGGATTTTTAGGCTATGCAGATTCATTGAACGTTGGATTTGAAGAATTGGAGGTACAGTGAATATGAGTTATGTATATAATGACGGTGGAAGAAGTAAATACTTCAAAGCCGAGAAAGTTGGCGATTGTGTAACAAGAGCAATCGCCATAGCAACCAAGCAGGATTATAAAGAGGTTTATGATGAGATAAATCGTAGATGCAAAGAAACCACACTCCCAAAGAAACGAAGAACGAAATCATCAAGTGCTAGAGAAGGAGTTTATAGAAAGACATATGAGGCGTATCTGAAAGATTTAGGGTGGAAATGGGTTCCACTGATGCAAATAGGTTCAGGATGCACGACGCACCTGCGGGCAGATGAACTTCCTAAAGGAAGAATAATATGCAGGCTATCCAGACATCTCGTAGCGGTTATAGATGGCGTTGTTAATGATACATATGACTGCACTCGTGAAGGAACAAGGTGTGTGTACGGGTATTTCATAAAAGAATAATAGATGGTTGCAGGGTGTAAAAAGCACCCTGCAATATTTTTTATAAAATTGCAATGAAAGTATTGCGGTTTATAAATTTATGTGTTACAATAAATTATAAGTTAAAACAAACCAAACAAGGAGGATATGAGTTATGGCAACAGTTGAATTTTTAACAAAGAGAATTGAAGGAAAAGAAAAGGAAATTGCAAAACTTGAAAAG